TACACTAACTATTAGTCTATCTCACAGTTAGCCCACAGGTCCCCACGAGTCCCACAACACCCTCAACTCAATCCCGTAACCTCCAGTGCTATTACCCCTCGGTAGTCCCTATAGGAGAAACCTATATACTCCTGAGAGAACCCCTAAGGGATTCTAACAGATTTCCCATGGTAATCTAGTGCTAGATGCTAGAGGCTCTTAGAGAGCTCCTGAGGGACTAAGGGGGGTATAGGAATTATTAAGGGTACCTATATAAAACCCCTTACTTATAGACATATACACACATAGACCCCTAGGGGGTCCCTATAATAATCCCTTAGGGGTCCCAATCCCCCCACAGATATCCCACAGGAATCTCACAAAACCCCACAGGTATTAGGGTATATATCGCTCAACAGAGGACTAATGATGAGTAATAAAGATGAATTAATTAAGTTGGTTAGGGAGAAGGAGAAGAGGTTGCAGTTGGATGTTTACTCTAAGGACTTCTCTAGGTTCGCTGAGGAACAGATACGTATTGTAACTAAGGATGCCTCTAAGGGTTTTGTACCCTTTAAGCTTAACCAACCACAACAACATATAACAGATATGTTAGATAAGCAGATTGAAGAGACTGGTAAGGTAAGAGCTATCATACTTAAAGCTAGACAACAAGGTATTAGTACCTATTGTGCTGGTAGGGTCTTTTGGAAGTCTTACTTCAGTCCGTATAGTAGGTCTGTTGTTATGGCACACGATAGTGCTACTTCAGATGCTCTCTTCACAATGTCGAAGAATCTCATTAGGAATATGCCTGATGAGTTAGCCCCTAAGGAAGAACGTAGTAATGCTAAAGAGATTATTATCACAAGCCCATACTTCCGTGATAAGGAAGCTAAAGCTAGTTATAGGTTGTATACTGCAGGTTCTCCTGAAGCAGGTCGTGGTACTACTCCTACTATCTTACATGCTTCGGAGGTTGGGTTTTGGCAACATGATGAGAAGATTCTCGCAGGTCTCTTCCAGGGTATCTCACAAGCTGAAGGTACTGAGGTTATACTTGAGTCAACAGCTAACGGTGCTTCTGGGGAGTTCTATAGACTCTGGAAAGGAGCTGTAGCTGGAGAGAATGAGTATGTACCAATCTTCATCCCTTGGTTCTGGACAGATGAGTATAGACGTACAGCACCTGAAGGTATGGAGTTAACTACTACTGAAGAGAAGTTAGTTGATAAGTATGGTTTAGATATAGACCAGATATACTGGAGAAGGTTAAAGGTAGCTGAGGGTGGTGAGCTTAAGTTTAAACAAGAGTATCCCTCAAACCCCGATGAAGCCTTTATAACCTCTGGTAGTAATGTCTTTGATTTAGACAAGTTGAGTAGTCTGCTACCTGAAGCTCCTAAGAGTTTCCGTAGTTGGGATGTTAACTCTAAGATGTTCGAGGATAATAAAGAAGGTAAGCTACAGATATTTGAGTACCCTGAATGGGAGTCTAATTATGTAGTTGCTGCTGACGTAGCCTTAGGGGTTGGTCAGGATTATTCAACAGCTGTTGTCTTAAATAAAGAATACAAAGTTGTAGCTATGTATAGGGATAATAGGATTGACCCTAGTCTCTATGGGGAACTCTTGTTCTACCTAGGAAGGTACTACAACAACTCTTTACTATGTGTAGAGAGTAATAGCATGGGTGTAGCTACCCTACAAAAGCTAGAATCGATGGACTACGTTAACTTATATAGACAAACTAAGATAGCTAATGTATCAAAAGAAGAAGGCACTAGACTGGGTTTTAGAACCACGTCTGCAACCAAGCCAGCTATCATAGGTAACCTCAAGAATTTAATAGAGAACGAGGAAGTCTATATACCGTCTAACGTAATGATACAAGAGTTGAAGGACTATGTATCAACACAGACAGGGAAAACAGAAGCTTCTCCAGGATGCCACGATGATACGGTAATGGCACTGGCAATGGGTTGTGAGGTTTTAAGAACCCACCACGATAGAATGTCTTCTAACAGAGTGTCTTGGTCCCAAAAAGCAACAACCACATATCAGGACGATACAGAGTGGTTGTGAAGAAATTCCATTAGTCCTCACTTGGTCTGGTATAGCCAAGGGAATAAAACTATACCTTCTAACCTTATAACTAAAGAGTATATAAGTTAGCTTAAAGTTGGACTCCGTACCTACTGAACTGCACAATTACCTAGGTCAATGTAGCAATAGAGTCCAGTTTTAAGTTAATTTGTAAACGTTTGATCGATAGACCATAGGAGAATGGGTATGCGTTATAATGAACAGGCTGCTAATGACAAGCCTAATAAAGAAAGAAAGCAACGTGAGTTACCGTCCCAAGGTAAATACACAAGTAAAGAACTAGAGAAAACTAAAGATACACCTTGGAGAAAGTAATGGCTAAGTATGAAATTGTAAATGATGAACAGTTAGTCAACTTAGTTGAGACAGGTGTTGCTAATAGTGTGGGTGATTGGTTAAATAGTTCAGACCTAGCTCGTGAAAGACTTAAGTCTACCTACGAATACGCTGGTGTAGCTGATAATCACTTAAAACCACAGGGTGTATCGTCTATTGTAGATACATCTACTACGGAATCTGTAGAGGCATATACGGCTATCTTATGTGATTTATTCCTTAATAATGGGAAGATTGCTAAGTTTCAACCGTATGCTGATACCCCTGGAGCTCACAAAGCTGCACATGACGCATCCTTACTAACTAACTATTGTATCTTTAAACAGAACAATGGTTGGGAAGAATTACAAACGTGGATTAAGTCTGCATTGTTATGGAAGAACGGTATTATCCGTTGGGATTACTGTGAAGACTTTGCTGTATCGTTTGAAGAGTTTGAACGTATTACTCAGACTAAGTTAGATGAGTTATTGTCTGATGAGAATATAGAGATTGTTGGTGAGTTAGAATACGAGAATGAGATTGACCTAGATGGTTCTGCTGAACTAGTCTACGTTAACGTTCGTGTTAAGCGTACCATTGATAAGTCTAGAGTTAAGATTGAGAATGTACCACCTGAGAACTTCCGTATCTCTCGTGATGCAACAAAGATTGAAGATGCATCCTTTGTGGGTGTACAAACATCAATGACACGAAGTGAAATTCGACGCTGGTGGCCTGAGGTAGCTGAGTCTATTTCAGATGATGATTGGGATGAAATGGGTGATAATGGTTCTTGGACAGGTAATGCACGTTATAGTGAAGACGTAGCTGCCCGTAAGCAAGTGACTGGTCAAGAGTACTGGCAGGGTTCTACCCAGCAAGACTTATACCCACTAGAAGCTAATCGAGAAGTAACTATTACAGAGTGTTGGTTACGTGTAGATAGAGATGGTGATGGGATTGCTGAGTTAAAGCATTTCATTATGGCAGGTACTCATATCCTTCTTGAAGAAGATTGTGAGATGATTCCATTAGCAGCATTGTCTCCTATAGATATCCCTTATGAGTTCTATGGTTTATCTATTGCTGACTTTACTCGTAGTTCTACATTAGCATCTACAGCTATCCTACGTGGTTTCGTTGAGAATACTTACTTGACTAACTACTCACCTAAGTTAGCTGATCCAAATGTAGTAGACTTCAGTGCATTACAGAATATGAAGCCTAAGCAAATCATAGCTACCAATGGTAGTCCTATGGGTGCTGTTTCACCTCTTGCACCAGAGACTATCTCTACTGGTACTGTACCTTTATTACAGCATTTACAGACTATTAAAGAGCAAGCTACTGGTATGTCTAAGGCAGCCCAGGGTCTCAATGATACTCTATATGTATCTGGTAACTCCGAACAGAAGTTACAGGCTGTACAAAGTGCATCACAGAAACGTATCCAGCACATAGCTAGACGCTTTGCTGAGACTGGTATGAAGCGTTTGATTGAAGGTGTTTACCATACAGCTCGTAACAATATCTCAAGCTTGAAGGTATGTCTGAATGGAGTAGTGTCTGAGGTGGATTGTGAGAACTTACCATATCAATTAGACTGTGAAGTGCAGCTTGATATTGGTGAGAATAGTAATGCTAATATGATTCAAAAGCTACAACAAGTTGGACAACAAGTATTACCTGCATTGAATGAATCAGGTGCTGGTATGATTGTCAAACCTGAAGCTCCAGCAGTACTCGCTACGAAACTAATAGAGTCTATGGGTCTAGATAGTAATACATTCTTAGAAGACTACACTACTGATGAGTTTAAAGAGAAAGCTGCTCAAGCTGTCCAAGCTCAAACAGAAAGTACTAAGGCTAAACGTGAGCTAGAGAACCGTAAGGCTCAAGCAGATGTAGCGTTAGCTGAAGCTAATGTTAACTACACAAATACACAGAGTGCAAACTCTATGCAAGATAACACCAAACAGTTAGCTGTTGCTATCGATAAACATTTCCAAGAGTGGGCTGACCTTGCTATTAAGGCTCAGAAAGAAGGTAGTCAAATACCACCTCACCCAGGTTATGATGAAATCATTGCACTAGCTACACAGTTAATTCAAACTAAATAATTAGGAGATAAAGTGGATAAGTACAAGCAGTCGGCTGAGAAGAAGCTGAAAGGTGTACACCCTGATGTTCTAGCAAAGGAGGCTCTGGTAAAAGCAGAGTTCTCCAAGCGTGAGCGTGAAGAGTTCTTCACAGGGGCATACGGAGAACTGATGGTTGATTACTACATACAGTTCTTAAAAACTGAACCCCATGAGCATAAGGCAAGAGAGTTTATTTACTCCTGTGTTTTAGCATTAGGTGATGTAAAATCTAAACTAACGCAATACGAAACTTATGGTAGTAATGTACCATATATGACTGATAATAATGAGGACAACATTAATGGCTAACCGTGAAATTAAATATGAAACAGTGATTCAAAACATCGAGGAGATGATTAGTCTCCTTGAGTTTGACGCTATGCGAAGTGCTGGTAAAGCAAAACTAAATGCAGGTAACTTAGTTGATTTGTATTCTTTAAAAGATAGATACGAAGAGAAAGTAAAAGTAGTACCTAAACCAGTAACCCAGAAGCGTTCTGCTTCTCCTAAAAAAGAAGCCTAAGGAAATAAATTATGCCGCAAGAAAATACAACTCTACCCGCTATGGATGACTTGTCTCAAGCAGCAAGTGGTCAAACTGAAGCCGAACTCCTAGATGCCGTTCTACAGAACTCAGATTTTATTGAGTCAGAATCGCTACCTGAAGGGGATGTTCCTGAAGTTGACTCGGTGGAATCAGATGAAATAGAAGACCCTGAAGAGTCTGATGATACCGTTACTGAAGAGTATGAAGATGAAGATGAAGTAGAGACTGATGATGAGGATGCCGAAGAATCTGATGAAGATGATGACGCTACCCAAGAATCTGATATCTATACTGCAGACGATTTGGATTTGGATGCAAAGGTCCGTGTTAAGATTGATGGTGAAGAAGTAGATGTTTCTTTTGAAGATTTACTTAAAGGCTACCAAACTGACAGCTCACTTAGTAAAAAGGGTCGTGAACTTGGTGAAGCAAGAAAAGAACTTGAAGAACAAAAGGCAAAAGCTATAGAAGAACTTCAGACTCTTGGTAATGCTTCTACTGCAATTCTTTTAGGTCAAGAACAAAACTTAGCTAAAGAGTATCACAGCATTGAAGCTCAAATAGAAAAAGCTCGTGAAGAGGGTGATACTTACGAAGTTAATGAGTTAAAAGATAAGCGAGAGCAAGTCCAAAAGAGTTACTGGCAAGCCCGAAAGAATCGTGAAGGTTTGCAAGAACAACTCAAAACCCAACAAGAGGAAGCTCAGGAAAAAGCTTGGAATGAACAACTACAATATTTCGCTGAAGAGATTGATAACTATGTTCCAGGTTTTAATGCTGATGTTGCCTCAGAGATTCGTGAATTTGCTATTGGCGAAGGATTGAATGAAGAGGTAGTGGACTCTATCGCTGACCCATTGGTTGTCAAAATACTAAACGACTATCGTATTCTTAAGCAAGGTGTGTCTAAAGGTGAGGCTAAGCGTAAAGCAGTCCCAGCTCGAAAGGCAGTACCAGCTAAGAAAGGTAAGACTAAATCTAAACAGCAAGCCGACAAGTCTAAAATGACTAAGGCTCGTGCTTTCCGTGAAGATGCAAGTAGTGATGACCAGATGGCTTTCCTAAGAGAGTATGCACAGAACTCTCTAAAACTTTAAATTAATAATAATTACATATTCTAAGGAGAATATATTATGGCTACTACAGGCGGTCGCACGACTACTGGTCCAGTAAATCCAGTTACTTCTGGTACTTCTAACTCTAACGTTTCACAACGTGAAGACTTAGCAAACTTCATCACGATGATTACTCGTGAAGAAACTCCATTCCTATCATCTATTGGTAAAGCTAAAGCTACTGCTATTTACCATGAGTGGCAGACTGATGAACTAGCATCTCCAGGTGACTCTAAGTTAGTTGACGGTGCAGACTTCGCAGCTCCAGGTGCTTCTCAATCTGAAGGTGGTGCAGCATTCAACACTGTAGGTCCTGCACGTACTCGTTTAGGTAACTACACTCAAATCAATGGTAAAACTATTGCTGTCTCTGGTACTCGTCGTGCTGTTGACCAAGCTGGTGTTGCTGATGAGTATGCATACCAACTTAAGAAGCGTGGTACTGAATTACGTCGTGACGTTGAGCATGACTTAATCCACGGTTACCAGGTTGCTAACGGTTCTGGTACTCGTACCATGGGTGGTTTCCAATCTTTCATTAACTCTGAAGATACTTGTGTGTATGCTTCAGGTACTGCTGTTGCTTCTGGTGATGCAGCTAAAGGTACTACTGCTCCTACTCTTGAGTTAGAAGCGGATCGTGCTGCTTTATCTCTTTCAGATATCGATGCAGTTATGCAGAAGATTTATGAGCAAGGTGGTAAAGCTACTAAGATCATGTTGTCTCCGAAGTTACGTCGTGACTTCTCTGATCTAATGGTAACTGATTCTGGTGTTCGTCGTAACATCGATTCTGACGGTAAGCTTCGTCAGTCAGTTGATATCTACATGTCAGACTTTGGTGACTTGATGGTAGTTCCTAACTACATCATGGGTCTTTCTACAGGTTCTGGTGCTGCTGAGCATAAAGATTCTTGTGCATTAGTATACGATCCACAGTGGTTTGCACACGCTACTCTACGTCCATTAGCGGAAGTAGATGTAGGTCAGAAAGGTGACTCTACTGTTGGTATGTTAGTAGAAGAAACTACTTTTGAAGTTAAGAACCCTAAAGGCTGTGGTGCAATCTACGGTCTTAAGTAAGGTTTAACTTTACAATAATTATAGGGGGTGGGTATATTACTTGCCCCCTTATTTTACAAATCTATAGGAGAACGATTATGTATGTGATTAAAGGTAATATTGGTGTAGGTGCTGAAACCTTATACCCTGCAGAAAACTGTACGTTTAATACTGCTGAAACAACAGATAACAAAGCTTATGAAGTAACTGTAGCTAATTTCCATGATGCTGCTGCAGGTACTACTAGTGTAATTGCAAACCCTGTACTTGGTGTTATTAGCAAGACAGGTCGCTTTACCCCGATTACTAAGTAACATTTGGAGAGGACTAATGGATTCTATTAAGAAGATACAAACTACAGGTGGCTTAACTAGTCACTTAAACACAGATACTGGTGAGTTTAAAGTAGAACAAGACGCTCGTCCATTTGTTGAGGCAGCTAAGCGTGAACGTGATTTAGCTGAACACTTTGGACATAAAGATAACGGGTACCGTAAAGCATGTACTATCCCTGATATAGTAGCAGTAGATTTACTTTATAAGTACAAGATTGATATTCACTCTCCAGATTTTATGCATGACCCTGCTCAGATACGCAAGGTTATCAATATAATGAAAACAGATTACCCACATCTAATGTCATACTAGGAGATACCATGGCAAAGAAGAAAGGTCCACTAGGGTCACCTGTCCCTACTAATAAAGAATTATACAGCCGAGTTAAAGCTGAAGCTAAGAAGAAGTTCGACGTGTACCCTTCGGCTTATGCTAATGGTTGGTTAGTTAAAGAATATAAGAAACGTGGTGGGGGCTACCGTAATGGCTAAGTACCAAGGTGGTTTAAGTAAATGGTTTAATGAAGAGTGGATTGACTTAAAGACAGGTAAAGCCTGTGGACGTAAGTCTGCTAAGAATAGTAAAAGACCATACCCTTCATGTCGTCCTAAAGCTGTAGCAGCTAAGATGACAAAAGCAGAGAAAGAGCGTAGTAAGAAAAAGAAGACTAGCTCTAAACGAATTAAACATGATGTCACAGCAAGTGGTAAACGGAGGAATGCATAATGGCTAAAGTAGATAAAAGCAAAATGAAATGTAATAGCCCTAAGACCACACCTAGTCACCCTAAGAAGTCCCACGTTGTTAAAGCGTGTGCTGATGGTAAAGAAAAGATTATACGGTTTGGTCAGAAGGGCGTTAAAGGTTCACCTAAGAAAGCAGGTGAGTCTAGCAAATACGCTAATAGACGTAAGAGCTTTAAGGCTCGACACGCAGCAAATATTAAAAAAGGACCTATGAGCGCAGCATACTGGGCTAATAAGGTTAAATGGTAAGGAGGTAAGCCCAATGGCTACTTATACAGAATTGGTTTCAATGGTACGTGATTGGGCTAACCGAGACAGCTCGGTGCTACCTGATAGTGTTTTACAGTCAGCTTTACGTTATGCAGCAGATGAAGCATACCGTTCATTAGAGATTCCACCACTAGAGTTCACTAAGAACTTTGTGGTACGCAAAGATACATCCATTACTTATTGTGTTAAAACATCTGAAGGTGTTTATACAGAAGCAGTAAGTAATAATATTAAGGATGCAGTATTAGATGATAATGATGTAAACCCTAATGCAAACAATGCATCGTTCAATGTACCGCACGATACAATTACATTTATATACCTTAGAACCTCAGGGGTAATTAACAGACCTGAGATTGGTTCTACGGTATCAGGAACTGCAGTAACTGAAGATAACCAGAATAACTATGCTATTGTTAATAGTAACGATACACCATCTTTAGCTTCACACTCTCAGTTCCAAGATACAACATTCAATGAGAAGATGGATGTACGTACCTTTTACGACTTCAATGATTCAGAACCTTATAGTAACTACTTTACTCGTAAGGGTTCTAAGATTCTAGCTTCAGGTCATATTAAAGAAGGTGATGTGTTTGAGTTGTTTTACTATAGACGATTACCTGCATTAGACGCTAGACCATCTTTACCTAGTAGTCTTACTTTATCTGAAGCTCAGGCTGATATAGATACTTATGAGGTTATTAGTGAGAGTGCTTACAATGCACTATCGACCTTAGAGAAACGTACTTACGAAGAACTAGAAGGCTCTTATGTTCGCAATAAGAATGAAGTAGCTAACTGGTTAAAAGATCAGAATGAACGAGTGGTACTCTTTGGGGCACTTCATCGTATCTTTGATTACTTACAAGAAGATCAACAATCAGAAAAATATAAGGCCCGATTCATGGAGAGTATCCAAGAATTAAATGCAGAAGAGAAGAAGCGTAAGATGTCAGCAGGTCACGCATATGTTAGATACAATGCTAATGGGTTAATCTAAAGGAGGTAACTTATGTCACAAGAAACGAATGATACCGCATTGGGTGGGGCATTTGGTGGCGAAGGCGAAGGTTTAGTCCAAACTAATCCAGAGGTTGAAGCAAGCCAAGATCCAACCATAACTAAAATTGTAACTGAAGATAACTCCCTAGGGGGAACTTTTGGATCAGATGAATCACCGTTAGCACAAAGTTTAAGTGGTGAAGCAGCCACTGCTGCCGGGGAAGCTCAAGCCTCTGAAGAAGCTGCTCAAATATCAGCTACTAATGCAGCTAACAGCGCAAGTGCAGCAGCTACATCTGCTACTAATGCATCTACTTCAGAAACTAATGCAGCTACCTCAGCTACTGATGCATCTCTTTCAGAAACTAATGCAGTTACGTCAGCTTATACTGCAACAACAAAAGCTAATGAAGCTAGTACATCTGCTACTAACGCATCTACTAGTGCAACTAACGCAGCCACATCGGCAACCAACGCAGCTACAAGTGAAACTAATGCGGCTACATCTGCTACTAATGCTAGTAACTCAGATGCATCATCTCTACTTAATGCACAGGAAGCTCAATCCTCGGCCTCTCAAGCCTCTACAAGCGCATCAAATGCTGCAGGTAGTGCTACCCTAGCAGGTACGCACAAAGACGCAGCAGAGGACTCTCAGGGAGCTTCTGAGACTGCTCGTGATCAAGCACAAACATATGCTACTAACTCACAAACTAGTGCTACACAATCAGAAGCTAGTGCAACTGCTGCAGCTACAAGTGCAAGTGAAGCATCTGATAGTGAAACTAATGCAGCTACGAGTGAAACCAATGCATCTACTTCAGCTACTAACGCATCTAACAGTGCAACTGCTTCAGCTAACAGTGCTACTCAAGCAGCTAACAGTGCTACTCAAGCAGCTACAAGTGCTACCAATGCAGCTACTAGTGCAACCAATGCATTTACTAGTGAAACTAATGCAGCTACGAGTGCTACTAACTCTAGTGATTCAGCTACAGCATCAGCTACGAGTGCTAGTGAAGCATCTACGAGTGCTAGTAATGCACTTACAAGTGAAGGTAATGCTAGTGATTCAGCTACAGCATCAGCTACATCTGCAACCAATGCAGCCACATCGGCAACTAATGCATCTACTAGTGAGGGTAATGCCGCTACATCTGCTACTAATGCAGCTACGAGTGAGACTAATGCGGCTACGAGTGCTACTAATGCAGCTACGAGTGCAACCAATGCAGCTACAAGTGCTACAGAATCTTCTGATAGTGCAGGTGACTCATCTGTAAGTGCTACTCAGTCTGCTACTTCAGCTACTAATGCAGCCACTAGTGCTACTAATGCAGCTACAAGTGAGACTAATGCAGCTACAAGTGAAAGTAATGCAGCCGCTAGTGCTTCTGAAGCATCAGTGTCTGAAGGTAATGCCGAAGCTAGTGCTAACAATGCATCTACTTCAGCTACCAATGCAGCTAATAGTGCTACGGCAGCTTCTAATAGTGCAAGTGCAGCAGCTACGAGTGCTAGTAATGCAGCTAGTAGTGCTAGTGCAGCTTCATCTTCAGCAGCTAATGCTAGTGTAAGTGAGACTAATGCAGCTAACTTACTAGATCAATTTGAAGATATCTACTTAGGTTCTAAAACTTCAGACCCTACATTAGATAACGATGGTGATACCTTACAAGTAGGTTCACTGTACTTTAACTCTACTACCAACGACCTTAAGATATGGACAGGTTCTGTATGGACACAGGTATTGGTAGATGCAGAGTTACAAACAATAGTTGATGATGCTATTGCTGACCTTATAGACTCAGCACCTACAGCATTAAACACTTTAAATGAATTAGCAGCAGCATTAGGTGATGATCCTAATTTCTCTGCAACAATATCAAACCAAATAGGTACCCTACAGAATGATGTAGCTACCCTAGGTAACATTAAGTATGAAGAAGGTGATGATATATCTGTCAGCTCTGTAACGCTTGAAGGTGCTGCTACAGGTGTAGGTTTAATATCTTGGGATGCTACTAACGAAACTGCAAGTATGACTATGGGTAACGGTGTTACTCAACAGATCGGTGAAGAGCTTTACTACCCTAAACGCACACGTAACATGACTGGTTTTACAATACCTAACGGTACACCTGTAATGTTAGTAGGTGGTGTAGGTGAGGATTCATACATTGCCCCGGCTATTGCTGATGGCTCTATCCCTCATGAATACTATGCAGGTTTAACAACAGAAGCTATTGCTGATGGTGATTACGGTCGTGTGTTATTCTTTGGTAGTATTAACGATATTGATACTTCATCGTACACTAAAGGTGATTTACTATATGTAAGTGACACTACTCATGGCGCATTTACAACAACACCACCTGAAGCCCCTAGTCATGCAATATTATCTGCTATTGTAACTAAGGTAGGTACTACAGATGGTCGGTTGTTTGTACGTGTACATACTAACCCTGAAGCAGGTGAGATTACATTTGATAATGCAACATCTGGTTTAGTATCTTCAAGTGTCCAAGGTGCTATTGATGAGTTACAGTCTAATAAAGCTAGTGTAGATTTACTATCTTCTAACATTACATTGTTCCCAACTACAGCTACATCTCCTGATGTTACTAATCATAACCGTTTAGTTACTTCTAAGGCAGATAGTGATTATGATACTACAGCTCAAAACGTAGCTACAGGTACAGTTACTACCTCTGAGACCTTAGTAGGTCAGTTAACCTCTGATGCAGGTTTAGTAGAAGGTTCTATTGCAGGTATCACTGTTACTCTTATTGGTAACATTGAGAAACTAACAGGTAACAATAACCAAGGTGCACACTTCTACTTTAAGATTTATCGTAGAGAATCTGACGGCACAGAGTATCTAATGGGTGAATCTTTCCACACACCTACACTTTTTGAGACAGATGGGTACGAGCAGTTTAGTGCTTCTGTATATCTATCCAACAGTGGTATGTCTAACTTCGCAGATACTGATAGATTTGTATTACGTTTCTATGGTATCGCTGAAGGTGGTGATTGTTCTTACCAGTTCCAGTTTGGTGGTGAGGCTCCTGTACGTGGTATTGTTCCAGTACCTGTTTCAGTAATCCCTTCAAGCTCTGCTGAGGATACTCCTACAAGTACTACAAACTTTAACGGTATCTTATCAGGTACTAACTCTAACGTGCAGTCTGCCCTAGATACATTAGATGACCATGGACATGCCATCTCAGGTATTACAGGTTTAGACTCAGCGTTACAGAATAAAGTTGATGTGACTGGTTATAATAATACTAACTGGGATACAGCTTACGGATGGGGTGACCACGATGGATTGTACTTGCCAATCGACGCTGTTACCTTACCAGATCAAACAGGTCATTCAGGTCAGTTTTTAACTACTAATGGTACTACTGCTGATTGGGCTACTGTAGATACATCTTTAGGCGATACTGCATACGGTTGGGGTGACCACTCTACTGAGGGTTATCTAACTTCTTTTACAGAAACAGACCCTACAGTACCTAGCCATGTTAAGTCTATTACTACGACTAACATCTCAAACTGGAACACAGCTTATGGTTGGGGTGACCACTCTAC